AGCAGCCGTAGTAGCAGCACTTGCAGCAGCAGCATTTTGACTAACTAAAGCAGCAGCAGCCGAAGCAGCAGAAGCAATTTGACTTGCTAGAGATGCAGCAGCACTTGCAGCAGATGCAGCAGCACTTGCAGCAGATGCAGCAGCACTTGACACAGCACCAGCAAGCGCACTGGCTGCATTTGTCAATGACCAACCACGAGTTGCCACATCCTGTGGATTAACTGGATCAGCTACGTTCTGAATAATTTTAGAGTTACCTTCCCAGTTACCGCTTGAGTTGGTAACAATAGAGAGGTTAGCTGTATCAACAGCTTCTTGAGTTACAAAGAGCGCAAAGTTAGCTAGGGTATCTAAATCTGACTCAAGTAATACCGAGCCATCCGTGAAGTTTACTGGGGACACACTCTTAGGTGTTGTTCTGCGGATTAAAACTAGCGATCCACTGACAGGTGCAGTGGTGATATTAACTGTATTGGAGTTCGTCCAAGTAAATGGGACAGCTACACCATTAACCGTTACAGCGATGTCACTCGTATTGAAGTAGGGGAAAGCAAAAGCGAAGTCTCGCTGTGTTCCATTACCTGTGTATTGAATGTAACTATAAGCCACAGAGGACTCCTTTAGTTATGAATTAGAAAACTCACCCGCCCTACAAATTGCATAGGAGGGTGAGCCGTGTTGAAGTATTACTGTTGAGTACTGTCTATCTTTGAGGCAGTAGGTAGATCATTGCTAATCACATTGAGAATGTTGTTCACACCCATGAGATTGTTGTAAGGCATAAGCCTGAATAAAGCACGAGCATCTGATTTAGTCATCTGACGGTTTTCATCAGTAGCGTTGGTAGCTACCTTCTTACCTAAGGAGATTGCAGAGTCCACCAGTCCAACTGTAGGCATCGACATGAATCCAGCAGAGGCACTTGTGGTGCGACTGCCGTTAAACAAGTCTCCACCCATTCCAGACGGAAGGAATGATGCAGCTAAGTTAGGTAGCATTGAAGATGAGCCAGTACGTGACCATCCGTTAGCTACTACTTTGCCAATGCTTAAATGGTCATCCAAGAACTTCTGCTTCTCCTCTTCTTCCATGCCAAGGGATTGCTGATACATACGAGCTGAGTACACTAGGGAACCCAGTAGTACACCTTGGAAAAGAGTATTAAGACTTGCAGCATCCTTGTGGTTGAGACCAAAGAGCATCTGCTTGTTCCATGCGTTCATCGAGAAGTTCATAAACTGGAACATGGTCTTGCCTAATGTAGAACCCATGAATGGGATCATCGAAGCTAAATCATTCTCCTGAATCACTCTACGGCTCTCACGCATTACTGCACGAGCCATCTTGTGATGAAGCTCAGTCTCGTTGGCTTGAAACTTATCCCAGTCCACAGCTTTCGCTATGTCCTTGATAGCCCCCTCACCTTCAGTACTGTATTGCTTTAAGGCAACCTTAAGACGACTAAAGTCATCCTCAGATAAACCCATCCATGCAAGACGATCCTTGGTGAGGAATGCCCCACTACCGCCATCAATTCCATGAGCAAGATCAACGAATCCATTTACCAAAGCGGTAACGTGGAGACGCTTCTGTTGCACCATCAATGGAGTCATGCCTGTGTAATCCAATACACCACTAGCCATTGACTTAAATGCACCTGCTGTTTTGTCTAGGTATTTGCCTTGCCAACTATTCTTACCGTACTGGTCACTCCATGCTGTCTGTGAACCGAAGTCAAGACGATGGAGATATTCAGCCCCTGCTCCACCGAAGACATTCTCGAAGTGGTCTAGTAGTTCACTAGGGGCTTTACCTGTTTTAAGATCTCTGGATAAACTGTCAAGCTGAGGGACGGCATTAAGCAAACCTTTGAATCCTACTGTCCCAGTGATTTGAGTTGTTTCAACCAACTGGTTATAGACAGCACCTGACATCAGACGGATCACGTTGAAGTCACGGAACATGGATGCAGTTTGATTCACTGCGCTAAAGCCTTGCTCTTGTGGAACACCTAAGATTCGATCAAAGATAAACTGAAGGTCTTTCCTAGCTTTATCAAGATGGTTCTTCTTATACTCTGTACCGAAGTCATCCGCACAAGCTTGGTCAATGAGGCGAGTAATGTCACTAGATTTATAGACATCGTTGATATGTGCCAATGCTACGTTACCTGCTACACGATTGTTGTAGCTCTCAGTAATGTCTAGGGCATTAGTCTTAACGAAGTCCTTCAGTGTCCAGCCTTCGATAGGAGAGCCTTCAGCACCAACATACAACTCATCAAGAGTGTTACGGTGCTTTAAGTTACCAACGATACGACCAGCGTCATCCTTCTTAGTCCCAAGAATCTGATCCGAGAACTTAGCAAGCTCTGCATCATCAATATCAGGCAATGACTTCTTGATAGCATCCAGCAATGCACCTTTATCCTGACCACGCAGCATGTCAGACAACTGTTGTGATGCCCCAGTATTGTTCTTGGCATCATTCACACGGTCATAGTAGAACTTAGCAAAGCGTTGAGCATCCTTAATGGATACTTCACCTTCTCTACCAGAGCGATAAGCAGCAGCCCAGAAGGACTCAACCTTATCTCTACCGTGAGTAGCCACCATCTCAGACCACTTGTTAGAGTCATGGACACGAGGCATATAGAACGGGTTCTGATCTAGTCTTCCAACGTATGACTTAGTTCCATCTTCGTTAGTGATCTCAGTTTCCGTTAGGCCACGCTTCTCACCGCCATGCTCTTTAGATGGATTGTTGATATTCTCAACACGATCTGCGTAGTTCTTACGAACAGCTTCACCAGCTTTAACTACCTGTGGTTCATAGTCTTTCTTAGCACCACGCACATAGTCCCATACCTCAGTACCGAAGTCCTCATAAGCTTTGCCTCGTTCATGGAACTTATAGCCTTTAGATTGTTCCCACTCAAGGAATGGGAACAGCGTACCTTTACGGAGCTGGGTGTTCCAGCCATCACGAGCCATGATCATTGACTCATAGGCGTTATCTCGAACAACAGAATGATCCTTGTATCCTACAGTTGAACCAATGAGATCCCGTGAGAGATCCCAGACTCTCCGAGGGAGACTTCTGGAGTTGGTGCTGTGCTCCAGTCCCAAGCTTCTTCCAAAGACTTCTGGTAGATCAGCAAGGTACGCAGCAGTGGCAGTATCTACATCAACACCACTATCAGGCATCACCTTGTATCCAGATGCAGGAGCAGAACTAAGTCCAGCACGATCTTTGGCAAACACACCGCCCTCGTCAGTCAATGGTTCAGCAAGCTCTAGGAAGCGATGGAATGCTGTGTTCTCAGCTTTATCCAAACCGAGGATGTCCATTACAGAAGTGACAAACTTAGAGAAAGCATTAGTACTCTTCAGGTTATCTGGGAGAACAATACCTTTTAGGAATGTCTGGAACTTCGCATTGGTTAAACCCTCAGCCAAGAACTCATCTTCATTCTTCATGCCATAGTGGTAATGAGCATCATGCTTCTTCTTGCTGAAGTAATGGTTGTCTTTGATGTGGCTGTAGAGTTCCTGAAGATTCTTGGTAGCAGCAATAGTCTTAGCATCGCCTTGGATACCAGCAGCACTACCACGAACCAAGCGGAGTTTATAGGTGGAAGCTACGTGTACCAACTCATGTGTGAGCATGGTTGAGTGCAAGCCTGTGTTCCAAGCATTCCAATCACCCTGTCCAGCAACATATCGCTTACCATTCTTAAGTGCTCTACCCTGAAGTACTAGCTGAATCCTATCTACATCTGATCCTAGCTTTGTCCCTAGTGAACCACTGGGAGTCACCACATGAGCAGGGGCATCTTTAATCTTGTGACCATCGACATACCATTTAGGCTGCTTAATACCAGAGCCGACTTCAAAGCGATCCAGCTTAGATAGATCAATCCCCTCAAGCATCTTGTCCAGCCACTTCACCATTGCTGTGTTGTGGGTGTCGTACTTTCGGATGTAGTGGATCAGGCTTTCTACAGGTTGATTAGGAGGAAGCTGAAGTGACTTGTTCTCTCCATGCTCTAGGAATGTAGGGGTATCCCACTTCTTATCCCATGTTGGCTTAAAGTCTTCCGCAGGTTTAACTACGGGCTTACCAGTCTCATCGAGAGCTGGAGGCCTCTGATCCCCAGTACCGTGAATCGTCTCATGCTTCCGCTTCTCAACTAAGGCATCGTACTCTTGAGCGTATTTCAGCTCTTTGTACATTCTTGCCTCAGGAGTAAGGGAGGCATTGACTTCACCCTCACCGAACATTTTTGCACGAGCATAGTCCAGCCCAGAAATCTCATGGAGCTGATCCAGACCCCAGCTATCAATGTTAGCTAGGTCATGGTCAAAGATGGTTGGACTACCAGAGCGAATTCGATCCTTGAACCCTTTTGCAAAAGCACCACCAATACCTCCCAGCACGACACCCATAGCTCCTGCAAAGGCAACATCACTGGGAGCTGAGTCAGGGCGATACTGCCCTCCTAAGTGCTCAATAGCCATATTGCCAATAGCCCCCTCAAGAGCACCATAACCAATACGACCAAGGCGGGAGGCAGCTAGAGGAACACCAGCAGCAGGGGCAACCATAGTTAGCCCCATGAGAGCTAAGTTTTCTG